TGGCATGGCTTTACTCATTAATTTTCTTATCAATTTCTTCGTTTAATAGTTTGGCTTCAGCCAACCTCATCTCGGTATTTGGAACATTCTTGTCTGATGGAGGTTTTAATTTCGACATTTTTTCATTAAAAACTTCCATAAAATACAAAGATGTTTCTACGTCCATTTGAGATAAAACTTCTTTGATTACATCATGAAATATCGAAATATGCTCTACTACCTGTATATTTACATTATTGGTAACTACATGAGTGGCAGGCTCTTCAGTGAATTTATAATATTTTTCTAAAATAGTTCCCAAGACTTCCGCATAATCAATAAGCAGCCTATCAATTCTTGTATTAATATCTCTTGGATTTTCTTGAATTTCATCAAATACTTGAGCTAAACGGCTTTCAATTGCTACACACAAATTAGTAACAATTTTCTTTATATCTAATTCTTTGCCAGCCAATTCAAGCATTTTGTTTTTATAGGTAGGATTATTTTGAACAGACAAAACCAATTGTTCTTCTGTGCTTTGTGCCAAAGCGGACTTGGATTTAGCCAAATCCTCATTAATCATATTATAAATATCTAAATAGTTTGATTGAAAAGAATTAATGGATTTTTCAGAAATAACAAACTTATACTCGCTAACATTCGTATATTTTGCTTTTAACCAATCGTGTATATCATTAGATGAGATACCAATAATTAGCTTCGAGATAATTTCATCTTTATCCGGATGTTGAAGTATTTTGGCGAGCGCATTTTTGTTCATTATTCATTCTTATTGTCTATTATCCATTCATTCTTCCTTCTCTTGAATCGAATATATTGTAATAAGGAATATCAATGGGTTGGGTTTGGTTAGAAACATCTCCACCAGGAACTTTTGTTCCATTATTTAATGTAAATCCTGTTTCAAAATTATATACCTTTTTATCTAATTCGCATTGCCACGTGTGCTCTCCAACACGAGCAATTTGGGCGCCAGGATGATCTGGACAATATCTAGAGCTTAAGGGAGCCTCTAAAATATCCATTTGTTTGGTCATTTGACTTTTTTCAATTGCCTTTTCTGAATCTGCAATTTTGTTTGTATCAGCCAAATCTTTGCCTGTTTGTTCGTATTTTTTCTTCAGCTCATCAAGCCTTTTGTCAACCAAATCTTGTCTCTGAACTACCGCGTCTGGAGGAGATGCAATTGTTAATAATAGCTCATCAATAACAGAGGCTTGTTTTTTTAATTCTGGATCACCAGACTCGTCGAAGACATTTGCCAAATTAGCTAACCCATCTATTGATTCTGAAGTTATTTTTGATTCTTCTGGAGGTTCTATATCCTCAACAGCCTCGGCAGTTATTTTTAACAATTTAGCCGCCTGAACACAAGATGTTGCAACAACTTCAAGGCAATCATCATCATATTCTGCAAGAAGAATGGCTTCATTATCTGGACTTTCCAACCAAGAAGCTATAGCTGTTAACATTTCTGATATTCTCATAATTTCCTCAATTAAAAAGAGCCTTCGCCAGAGCCTTCGCCACGCTCTCTTGCTTCTCGTTGTTTTTGATTCTCATAAATTTCTTTCAATTCTTCTGGCGAAAACATATTTCTCATAACAGGACCAACATTTCCGGGACCAGTATAAGGCTTTTGTTCTTCTAAGAAATCTTGAAGTATTGGACTTGGTGGAGCTAATGGGCGCTCTAATGCTCCAACATTCGTTTCTGTTTTTGACTTCTGATTCTCTTTATATTCTTGAATTAATTGTTTAAGATAAGATCCGCCTTTTGGAAACTTTCTATTATGTATATCGCCCTGTCTAGTTTGTTTCATAACATATTCAAATACTGGAATTATTTCAGGGACATGATTGGCAATCTCAAAATCTTCTTCGCTAGTTATTCCTATCCATTCCATAGTATCTTCATCAACGCCGTGCATTCCCAATCTCCAGTTCGTTTTTTCTCGCAATAGCGGAGAAGTAGGAATATGTTCATGTGGTGTTGGCTCGGTAGGTTCTTGTCCTCTAGAAAATAATGACAAAACAGACACTATGTTGGGCAGCAAATCTTTAGATGCTTGAATTAGTCCATTTAACATATTAATTTTAGGTTCACTCATAAAATCTTCGTGCCAACGAGATCTAATTAAAGCTACCCATTTTTTCTTGGTATCATCGTCAGTCAATATCTTCGCTAAAGAATTAACCCTATTAGACAATACTGTTAAAGAAATGTCATCAAGATCTCCAGACGGTTTGTCTCCAGGAAATAACTCTTGCAACAGTTTAACTATACCTTTTGCTTCTGGAGATCCAAACGTGTACAGCTCTCTAATTATAGTATTTTTCCCCGTACGACCGCCCTGTGATAATGGAGAATATTTATTTTCTATTACAATATCCGATGTATTTAAATATATATTAACAAAATTAATAAAATCAGATTTCGCTTTTTTTAAAGCATCTTTTTTAGCCTCTGGATTATCTAATTCCTTTTGCTCTTTTAATCTTTCTAATTGTGCTTTTTCTCTGCTAATTTGAGCTTTGGATTTTGGACGGAGCTTAACGCCAAGAGAAAATATCTCATATTTCTGGTCTATCAGATCGGCAAGTCTAAATAATCTCTGTGACATATTTGTTCCTTATCCAAAAATTTTGGCATTAATAAATGTCGCAGCCTCATAAGTTTCATCCATGCCGCGTCTATATAATGGACGGCAATTACCATCCTTATCCTGATAAACTTTATGTATTGGCAGTCCGGTGTGTCCACAAATTGAATACTGACTAACTTTACTGTCCTTAATTATCATAGAACAAGAAGTTGTTTCACAAGCCTCTGCAGTCTTGCTTCCTAATCCTTGTAAAAAGATCTGGAACCCAGTGGCATATGCCTTTTCGTCACCTGTATTTGCCAATACATTTAGTGCATCTTCAGCCTTTGCCGTATGTCCTTCTGCAACTGCCGTTCTGATATTGTTGATCAAATCGCTTGGCTTTAATCCAAACAATGGAGAAGCTGATGCGGCTGCTTTAAAATCTGACTCATTAGAAACATATAATTTTCTAATGCTGTCTTTATCGAATGCCTGTACAGATCCGTTACAAATGAATACGGAAGGTTTATTGACAACACCCGAAATTATATTTACCGGAACCTTAAAAGCAACTTTCCCGCCATCTAATGAAACGCTATAAAATACGGCAGTTTCGTTATGGTCTGAAACGGCTACTTGTGGGTTACTATGCCCCATACTGACCAAATCTCTAATTATATTGTCGCGGGCAATATTTAATTTGTCTGCTCCAAATTTGAAACTTGCAAGACCTTGTGGAGAAGTAAATTGTTTCTCAAAAGAAACAAATTCGTCATATTTTGGCAACGTTACATCTTTAACAGATGCCTCTGCCATCTTTTGACCAACAATTTGCCCTTGGAAAAATTCAGATTTCCCTTCACGACTGGCGTGAAGTCTTGTTAATGCTAATTCTGCATCACTGACTTCTCTATGTTCAGATGCCGCTTTTGTAAGTACGCCTAAAATACTTGTCCCACTAATTTTTAACTTCGAGCCAGCATTTGCTATAATATATTTTTTAACATTATTATGATTTAATTCTTGTGGTCCGGCATTACCCATAAATACGGAAGCGTCGGAAATTTTATTATTATGAATTTCAACAGGAACATAAAAACTAGTAAGCCCTTTAGGGGTTTCATAGTCAGCTTTTATAACCAAAAACTTATCATTGCCATCGCTCATATCTAATGATGTTGGTTTTAATCCCCAAGAATCTAAATCCGTATTTACATGCTCAACAGCTTTGTTTGCCAACGCTTGAGAATACAATTTCAAAGGTACATTTTTATCAAAAACACTATTAAGAGCATTAGATAAAATCGGGTCTGAAACTTCATATGGATTTAATTGAGACGCATCGTCTCTTACATTTAAGGTAATCTTTGGCTCTTCGACTGACTCTCCAAGCTCATCATTGAAAATTTCTGCGAATTTCGTATGATTAGAATACAATTTTTGATAAAGGCTCTTAAGATCTGCTCTTCTAATAAACAACGTATTATTAGAAGCCATTTTCTCAATGACTCTTGACATGGCGCCAATGGTTTGGTCATGTGGATACGTTTCCAAGCACTTTGCCAATTTAACAGCCAATACAGGGGTTGCAATCTTATAATTATCTTCCATATTTTTTGACATGGAATTAATTAATTGTTGAATTTTTTCGAGGCTCATTTAAACACCTATTCCGTAATTTAGACCAATTCTGGGTATTTACTTAATACCTCTTTTTTAGCTGATTCATTAAGTTCATTTAGTAAAGCATTGACCAATTTTTTATTATCAGCAAGTTTTTGCGGCAAATACTGTTCTGCTTTATTTAATTCAGAACGAGGAATTCCCAATCTATTATAAGCGAGTCTAACTAAAGGATCTCCTTTATAAGAGATTTGCATGTCTCCGCTGATTTTATTAATTGCTACTGACCAGTTAGCCGCCACTTTTTCCTCTGGGTCTGGTTCATAAATTGATACAATGTAGTCGCCATCGTCAGCGCTTTGTATTTGCCACAAATTCGCCCCATTATCATCATCTTTAAATCTAACAACATCAAAAGCGACTCTTTCAATGTTATCTTTTACGTCTTCAAGACGATATGCCTTTTTATAAATAGTATTTTCCAAGCTTGAGTAATTTATCGCAAATTTCGACATCGCGTCTCCCATTATACAGAATATGCCACACTATACATAAAGAAATATTGATAATATTCTGGATTTATTAGTGATAGGTATTCACTGTATTTCCAAAATATTACCAATATTCTGTCACACTTTTTTAAATGATTTACCAAGCCTCTTCACGAACATCATTCATCTTTTGTAAGATTTCTTTGATACGCACATCATTCTCTATAATCTTTCTAATCTTTTTTCTAGCTCCACCATAAATCTTTTTTCCATTCTTGTAGTCCACATTTCCGTTTAAAGATTTTGTAATTGAACTTTGATTTACATTTAACATTTTAGCTATCTCCATTTGAGTATAGCCTTCTGCATATAATCTAATAACTTCTCTTTGTCTTGGTGTCAACAAGGTATCAACTACTCGCCAAAATTCCACCTTAAGTTCATCTTCTAATTTCATTAAGTCCTCGTTATATCCAAATGGATTTAATCTGTTATAGATTCCATCCTCATTACAAAATGCTTCCATCATATCATTAGAGCACACCGTTTCTAGTAAAACCCATTGATATGAATCGGATCTGTTTCTTCTGCGTTCCATTCTGCCTCCATAAAGAATAATGTTGCACAACACTATATATACGCGGACTTATTCTTTGACAATAAAAAATAGTGAATCATAACTATTTGTTGATAGATATTCGTCAATATCTTTATACGGCTCTGGCAAATAAAAGTTTCTTATATTTGCATATTTGCCAAATAATTTTTTAATTCGATATCTGCCCTTTTCACCAGCCTCATCGTTATCCAACAATAAAAATATATTATTAGTGTATCTATTAATGATAGAAAATTGATAATACGTCATGTGGGCGCTACCCAAACCAACAACATTTTTAAATCCAGATTCAATAGCCTTGATAACATCTAATTGCCCCTCCACAATATAAACGCAATCTTGCTCTAAAATATTCAATTTGCTTTCATTTAATCCAAATAAATAATTCCCCTTTTGAAAAACTGTATTTTTATATTTTGGTATACCTAATTTTGTTCTATCATCTTCTGATAAAATAGTTCTGCCAACCAGAGCAACTACATCGCCATATGAATTCTTATATGGCATAATCAAAGGATATTTTTCAAAAAAACAAAAGTTCAGGATTCTTGGAGAATACGAATCTATAATATCTCTAGTATAAACCAGCTTACTTTCTTTTAAAATATCTTCTCCTACCAACGAAGTAAGAGCTGACAAATCATGTATACTTGGGAAATATCCAAATTGAAATCTTTCTTGGCTCTCACTATTTATCCTTGAGTCAATATAATCTTTACAATCTCTTGCCTCTGGAAAATTATTTAATAAAAATCTACATGATTCGGCAATTCTATTCAACATGGTCTTCCTTATGCTACATCTTTACCAACAGTTTTCAACTTCTCTTTTAACATATTTTTGAATGGAACGCTTAAATTATCTAGTGGTTTTTTACATCCAGCACAAATAACATCATCATTCACTAAAAGTGGACGAGCTTCTTTGCCACATTTATCACACTTCACCGCAAAAGAAACTGCGGACTTTTTCTTAAACTGTTTTAAACTTTTCATTTGCACTTTGGCAAAATATGTTACGTTGGCGATTTCTTTGTCACACAATGAACAGTAAACTTTATCATCTTTTGGATCTAAATAAGGCTCTTGCATCTTTCCACAGCCTTTATTGGAACATGGTATAGAAAACATATGTATCCTTTAAGTTTAGATTAATTAGATAAGTGCTCAATGAGCTTATCTACATTATCTGGGTATTTAACATCTAATATGACTCTTTGAGAGCCAGTTCCATTTACGCCTAATTTAGGAATTATTACTTCTTCATTGTTTTTGGATTTAGGTGGAACTTGTATTTCCATTTTGCCATTTATAGTATCCACTTCTTTAGAGCATCCCGATAACGCCTCTAATAAAGAGATTTGAAGCGGAAATATTACGTCGTTATCAATTAGTGATAGATTTGGGTGGGGCAAAACCGTAACAGTCAAATGAACATCAGTATGCCTTTCAATATTCATAATTTCTCCAACAAAATCACCAATATTGCTTAGCCTTAATATATTGCCGTTCTTAATTCCTCCAGGAATATTGACTTCAATTGAAGTATGAAAATTCACAACACCATCAGAATTACACTTATTACATTTTGTAAATTTTACATTGCCATTACACTTGTCACAAGTTTGAGTAAATATCATATTGCCTTGACGACCAGTAATAACACCGGTGCTATGACACTTATCACACCCATTATCAATTGGTATTTCGCCATCGCCATTGCATGCTGGACACTTTATTTTACGATTGAACAAAACCCCTTTTTTACACCCTAAAACGGACTCTTTGAATGAAATGGTCGTATTAACTTGAATATGTTTAGGCTGATAATTTACTTGTCTCTGCCTACCAAATGGATTGCCAAAAGGATTTCCAAATCCAGAAAATGGATTCCTGGCAAAAACCTGCTCTTCTTTATCTGTTCCCTTTCCAGACTGTACACATCCATAAGCCTCATTAATTTTTTTGAATTTATCCTCGGCTCCAGGGTCTTTATTTATATCAGGGTGGTACTTTTTTGTAAGTTCTCGATATCTTTTCTTAGCCTCATCCTGCGAGGCGTCCGGAGACAATTCTAATATATTCCTTGCTTCCTCTAAATTCAATTTTTTGAACCCTTCTTGCTTGTTTTCTTCGTTGGCGCCATTTTCTTGGGCTTAATTTTGCCCGTCAAAACAAAAGCATAATAAAGCGCGACAGAAATGCCATCTGCCGTATCATAACTTTCCTCACTAATTTTTGTTTTTTTGGAGCGCTTGCCGGTTTCATACTCGTAAGGAAATGTAATTCCTAAATGTTTTGCCACAAGCTCTGGCATTTCTTCTTTTTTTGGTAAAATTTTTCCTATTTTTAATCCATGTCGTATTGTCATAACATTAAATAATTCTGGACTCTTATTCAAATGATCATGTGCCAGTAAACAAATCATACGATTAAAAGTAGTAAGCACTATTATTGTATTTGCCGTACTTTTACCGCCCATAAAAGATACTATATTTTCAATACCAATATGATTAGGGTTAATACGTTTAAGTAGATTCAATATTTCATCTCTAGTGGCAGCCAAATCTTCTATTAAATTGCCTGTTTTAGGTGGCTTGATATGCCCGCAATCTATTAACGTAATATTTTGAGAAATATCAATATTTAATAGTCCCCACCCAATGGTGGTCGAACTAATATCCATGCCAAGCACTGTAGTCATTTATTATCCTTTTGCTATTAAAGGATATATCTGTTGATTTTATTTATGACCAAAAAACAAAGGGGATTTATATTTCTATAAATCCCCTTCATATTTCTTAGTGGCAATTGTTATGCAGCTGGCTTATCACCATCATATGCTGGAAACGATTCATCATCTTCGTCCGACATATTTACTTGCGCTGGAGCCTTTGCCTTATTTTTTGCGGCTGTTTTCGGAGTAGCTTCGACAGACTCTCCGGTTACTCCATCCAACTTATCAATTCTTTTTTGTACCATTTCTGGTGTGAACGGAGTTACTCTGCGTTTTAGATCCTCGAAATCAACGCTGTCTTTGATTTGCTGATCTGCAACCGATAGTGGTTCTTTGGGAATTGGTTGCACAGCATAGTAACCAGTTGCTCCACCATTCTTATCCACGAAAATATCGATATCATATTTGGTAGGATCTCCCCAACGCGCAGTGTTTCTTGCATACTTTCTAACTTGCGAAAATACGGCGTAGGAAACGTCCAAGATTTTATATGTGCCAGTTTTGCGACTAATTACGCCAAGAAGCCAGCGTGGTTTAGCCTTGTCACCTCTGTCGCACAAAGGGCAGCTACCATGAATTGCCGAACACGATACCTTCTGACCATAGCCAGGATCTCCGTCTTTCTTATACTTATGGACCAAGTATTGGAAAGGCTGAGTAATAATTCTCATCTCGTTAGAGCCTTCATCTAATCTTAAAAACAAATCTTTTGAATTCTTTTTCTCTGAACCTGAAAAAATATCATCATTCCAAGAAACTTCACCAAATGTTGTAGTCATATTAATCTCCTAATGTTATTATCTTTTGTACATTTCTAGTACGTTTATCTTTTAACACATCAATTTATCGGACATTACACATTATTGTGTAATAAATCTAACATAGCGGGTTCGAGTGTGATCGTTTGTACGACCAAATCTAACGCTAACCTTTCTAACGCGCAGTCTATTAACTACGCCGTTTAAAACAACTCGCAATGCGCTCGGAGAGCGAGGCAAGTCTCTATTTTTTCCAAGCACTTTAACCAAATCAGATCTTAAATCAGTCATGGTGCCTGTCCAAACATTGTTTTTATTCAGCAAATAAAGAACTCCATCTAAAACGGACTCATTCACGCCAGATGTTTGTTCGAGTTTTCTGCTTCTTTTCTTATTCTTATATACCATTTTATTACCTTTTTTCTACTATTTTGGGCTTTATTTTGCTTTAAATACGAGGCTTCGTATGCTGCAAATTTTATGCCACGGAAACAACATCTCCAAAAATAACTCTTTATCGGCGGATGTCAAGATCGAAGAAAAATTAATTATTACGTCGCGTTCAGCCATATCTTTTTCCGCAAATAAACCTTTAACTTGAATAAATCCGTTTAAATATTCCGGCTTGTCGAGCGTTATAAAATAATTTTTAGTTTTTGTCTTTCCAAACGAATCCTCCAATGTAATCAGATAAGATGGTTTGGATAATATAAACCCACCATTAGGGACCCTATTAGAAACACTTACTAGAATATCATTAGACATTTATTCGGCTTCCTTCTTGTCTTTTTTGTTTTTCTTTGAATCTATATTTGAATCTATAACGGCTTCAAGGGAGGCGGCGGCGACGCTCACCGCGACGCTTGCCTTTCGCAATAACTGTTCTTGTCGTTTTTGTTCTAATTTTGCTTCGCGAGCATCTCCAATTTTAGCAGTTAAATCTAATGCCAGCACAGGATCGTCTTTAATCGCATCGCAGAATTTTCCAAAACCAACCCACTTCTTATCTCCATACTCATGAGTAACAGATGTTGGCTTATTAACGACATCATACTCCAATGCCAACGCAGCAATCTCTTCGTGCTTATCAACAACGCCCTGGTTAAAATTAACTTTAAATTCACATTTTCTTGGCCAAGGTCCGAATTTTGATTTTTCGATGGTCGCTCTAGTTATATGACCTATCTTATTATCTTTTTCATCCACAATCGTTGAATCTTTCCTTTGAACCGCTTCGAAATAAATATTGGCGCTTAAAAAGTGAGAATAAGTATTTCCGCCAGAAAAAGTATGATCTGCCCCGTACGGGTCCATATTATCTTTTTTATGATTAATGATAATGAAAGGAACTTTAGCCTTATTAACTTCCAGTGATAACTTTCTGAAAGTAGTAGTTAAGAATCTTGCCAATAACGACATATTCATCTTTCCAACTGCAGAAGTATCTTCTCCTGGAGGAATTATCGACCCCAATGAATCCAAGACAATCATATTTATATTAAAAGTTCCATCAACAATTTTATCTAAAAGACCATCCTTTGATTTTCCTTTTAATATATGTTTTGCATCTTCCTTGGGAACTCCAAGGAGCATTTCAAAGCATTTGCGCCCATTTACTGCCATATCGCCTTCTACGAGAATAACCCTGGAAGTATCCATGCCAATTATCTCTGCCCATGAAGGATCGAACGTCTGTTCCGCATCAATAAAAACTTGTTGAGAATTAGCGTCTAATTTCTGTGCCTCTGCGATAGCAATCATTGCCATAAGAGTTTTTCCGCTACCAGAAGGTCCGTAATACTGTATTAATCTGCCTTTTGGAAGACCACCAGAAGACAATGCATTGTCCAATAACAAAGAGCCCGTAGAAATAACTGGCATTTTTTCACCAATTGTTTCATGAGCCATCCTATAATCTAATTGCTCTTCAGAATCAGAATAACTCTGAAAAAAAGAATCTAATTTATTTGCCATGCTTATCTCCGATATTTACGCCACAATCCGCTTTGTCATACAACGACTATATCTTTGCGGTATTATTTTCGATTGCGTCTTCAAAATTTCATTTTAGACCAAATAAAATATATTTCGGTCTCATTCATATCCCTCGGGAACTTTTTCTTTATTAGGCTGAGAATAGCCCAATATTGTCTTACGCATTCCAGAAGCAATATCTTTATAGTGATGATGGCTTCTTATTAAGATATCATATTTCTTTTCCAAAAGAATTTTAGATCCCTTTGCTTTTGCCAATTTAATCTGAAGTTCCTCAACTTCTGGAGCAGATTCTGCATACCACTTTTTCATATCTGAAGTTGTTCTGTTTCCATTTGGCTCTTGATAATTTAATGCCGCCTTATTTTTCGTACTATTCACTTTTGCCTCTAAATAACCAATAGTTTTGATTATTTTGCCCAGATATTCCGTAATAATATCCGCGCCGCGCAAAGCCTGCTGCTGCAACAACTCTGCATGAGACAAATCTATTGCATCTATATTTTGTAACTTTCCAAGAACTTCTTGAATCTCAGTTAAATCAAATTCAAGAAAATCTTCCTCAAATTTATCGCCCAAAAAATCCCTAACACTTACCTTATCTGTCATGATTAACTTCCTCTATAAGAATTATTGTTGCGAAACTATCTCTCGACAAACTAAATTTTATTTAATTACGGCTTTTGCTTTAAATTTTCGCGCACTTCAGCGCACATACTTTCTAACTGTTTATACATCAATCTTATATGCTGTTGTTGCATAATCGCCATTAAAAATAAAAAAATCTCAAAACTAGTTTGTCGTTTTGATGGCGGCTTTAGAAAAATGATAGTACCATTATCATCAGTCTCAAATAAATCCATAAATAAATCTTCACCCTTATTTGTAGAATTAGTATAAGATGCGACAATTTTATTATATAGATTTATTTCGTCATATGTCAAATCAACACGTTTATTATCGATTGCAATGAGTGGCATATTTTATTCCTTTTAATTTATCCAGATCTTGAAAATCCACCTTTGCCTCTATTTTCTCCAGACTCAAAGTTCATTCTAGAATTTTTTACTCTTTGTTGCATCTGCTGCAATTTCAATAAATCTGCGCCATTAGATGTGCTTGGTTTTCCAGAACTTTTATTCGCCATTTGCAAAACAATATCTGGAATCTCATCGTCATCTGATGCTGGTAAAGCCGACACAATTTCATTTCCTGACATTAAACTTTGCATTTCCGCAATCGCCTCGGGATCAGCATTTTCCAACATCTCAGCAGAGATATATCCACTAGAGTTACCAGTCAACGTATTTGTGCCAGCTTTCTTAATCTGGTTAGCCATATTTTTGAGATGTTGCGTTTTCTCTGCCGTCGATTTAAAACCATCAATATTTGGCTTAACAGCCTCGGCTCTTTTAAAGAAAGAATTTGTTCTTTCCTCGTTTTGTATCCTCTCTGCCTGAATTTCTTCCTCTCCCTGTTCCGTTTGTATTTTTACAGTAAATTTGCCGTTCTCTACCATATCTTTTTGTGGTTTTTTAGAGCTAATATTATAACTAACCTCTTTCATAATATGATCCATAAAATCTGGCGATAAATGTTTTGGCAAATCAGGAGAGTCCGTTTTTATAAAATCATAATTAGACAACATCCAATCATGAAGTTGATCTGGATACTCTATTAATTCATTCATAGTCGATCGCAAATCGGAAAATAAATTCTTCAATTTTTCTTCCATTACGCTGTCGCCACAAAACGGACAAACGTTACTATCTATTGCATGTTTCCATTTGGGATTTATTTCTGATTCACAAGACATACACTTCATAACAATATCCTTTTACGCGTCGATTTGCACATATACTTACTTTACTGTCACCCTATTGAAAATACCACCAAAAGTTTTAGATCTTTCTATTTTAGGCTTCTTCGATTTTTTCTTGGGCTTATTTTCGGAACTTAAGTGCTTTTCAAATTTTTCCAAAACCTGTTCAACATTAGTTTTATCTATAGTAGTTTTGAGATTATCAAAATCTTGATTGTCAAGCTTGTCGGAATAGCCCGAATATTTGGGCTCTTCAAAAAAGTCCACAGGAACTGTAGCAGTCAAGTTTTCAATATCTTTTTTCCTTGTACGCTCTATAACAGGATGCCTGGATGGGTCCTTAAACGATTCTTTCACCCATACAGGAATAAAATTAAGCGCTAAAATCTTTCCACGAGTATCTTGCCTATCTGGTAAGGTAACTGTAGGATTTAAGGAATCATTAAGGTGGTCTGATATGCTTTTATTTTTAACCGGGACTCTATCTGGATCAAGACCAGCCGCAATTACGACGTTTCTTGTATATCTGGTAAGATATGGAACCAGATAATTTATAACTATTTTATGATGTATGTTATTAAGTTTTTCATTAAACTTAATAAGCTTGAATCGTTGAGAAACTATTAGTAATGAAATTATATCTCTAACTTTACTTGTTGGGTTCATTTTTGTTTCCGTTTTTAAATGATTTTCTGCCGCGACGACGTGGCGCTGCCTTGAACGACTTTTGCACCAAATCTAATTCTTTTTGAGTTGGTTTGAAAGCCCCTGTTGGTCCCGAAACGCTGTATAGCGGCTCTAACTGTGAATATTGTTCAGAAACACAATTTGGCAACAAAGAATCGCTCGACAAACTTCGCGATAAAACTTGCGTTATATCAGAATCATCACAATAATCAGAAATGGTCGTTTCTTCTGTCGTCCCGGTCGTACCACAAACAAATGACATTCTTACATCTTCGCCAACTTTAGTTGCCTCTTCGCGAAGCAAATCATCTAAATTGTCAGCTACATATAGATTGGGTTTTGGTTTCTCGCCCTTTGGAATAAACTGCTGAAAATGCCTCTGAATATCCTCGGCTTTTGGTTTGTTCTTAGAATATTTAGGACACTCACTTCCAGGATTAACTTTAAGTGAAAAATTAGATAATATATATGCGGCAAAATCTTCAATACTAGAGTTGTTTTTGCTATACTCTACAACCTTTTTTAAAACAATACCAAACACATTGTCACTATTTTTGTTTATAGTATTACTTTCCATTTTGCGCTCCAATTTATCATCATCGTCATCTACGATAATTGTACCAGATTCAGACTGATAGGCATCCACTGGTAATTTGCCGTCTTTAAACCACCTGTATGCGGTTAAATATGATATGCCCTGCTTTTTTGCCCAATCTGCCAGTTTCATGATCTTATTCCTCGTTATGCATATACAAATAGTATCAAATGTATATTTTTGTTATATCCTGATATCTTATATATCATCAGTCGCAAGTATCTTCATCTAAATCTATCAGCCCCTCGTCATATAATTCGTCTTCAATTTGCTCTTGCAGAGTGCCTATTTTAGCAGGTTTTTTTTCTTCTGACAATATTGTTGATTTTGCTATCTTTAGATTAAGCTTCTTTGCTTTTAAATCTTCTGGCAATGCTGGGGGCATTGAAATATTATATAAGTTATCAAAAATAATTCCAGTATTATCATCATATGTGTTAACGCTTCCAGAAAAATACATAACAAGACCGGCGTCAAATTCCGCCTTGCTGTGTATTTGCTTTAGACGTGATTGAACTTCTTGCCATCTATCTGGAAAAATAGTGCAAGAACACTGCTCTCCGTGCATGTCTTCGATAACAGCCTTAATCATCTGTTGCCCATAATATTTACTAGATTCCTTTTTAACTTTAAAAGCAAAGAATTCTTTAACAATTGCAATTATAGAGCGAACTTTTGTTTTGTCTTTTAATTTCTTTATGTCTTTTATCACGCTGTGTTCTGTCGCAAAAAACTTGCCATGTGCCTCGTGTGTTTTGCAGATAAAAGATTCTCCCAAATAAAACTGCTCCAAAGCATATATTTCAGATTTAGACCACTCCGCTTCATTTGGCCAAGGATAAATAAATTCCTCTTGGTTAGGATCATGCCTTTTACACCACACCTGTAACTTCTTGCGATAGTCTGCACAATACAAGTACATAAGTTTTCTAGGGATATTAAACCCGTCTAAACATCCGCTTGCAGCCAGTGCTTGTATATTGTTGGCTCTTACTTTTTTAGAGTCTACTCTTACCATAAAATCAAAAAAGCTTTTAAATGGTCTTTTCTCAATTATATTTCTTATAGCTTCATCTCCAACAAACTTTAAGGCATCAAGACCAGTAATAAGTTTCCCTCCAGCAATAGTATACGTCATTTGAGACTCATTAATATCCGGAGCAATAATCTGTATTTTGCGAGCCCTTAATTCTTGTTTTGTTTTTTCAATATTGCCTTTAGCGTTTTGCGCATTAGAATTTACTTCATGCATTAAGTTTGCAAGTAAAAATTCTATTGGATAATGAGACTTAAGATATGCGGTCTGATATCCGATCATAGAATATAGAGTGGCATGACTTAAATTAAATCCATAGCCCTGAAATTTATCCACAACTTCGTCCCAAATTCTTTTAGCTATTTCTTCATTTACTCCATTCTTGACAGAGCCTTCAAGAAACTCTTTTCTCCATTGTTTTACTTTTTCAGGATACTTCCCTTTCGCTTTAGTAAGCTTTCGCAACCTATCTGCCTCATGTAACGACCAGCCCGCAATATCTTGTGCTAAATACATTAAACATTCTTCATAAAGACCAAATCCATATGTTCCTCCGAAACCTCTTTCAAGATTTGGATGTAATAATACAACAGATTTCTTGCCATCACGGGTTAAAATAAAATCATTGCGCATATCTCTCGCAGAAGGTCTGGCTAACGCATTTATGTTAGCCAAATCATTTATGTTTTGAGGCTTAATTCTTCGACATAAATCAATGGTCCCGCCACTTGTCCCAAATTGAAAAACATTAAACGTGTCTCCCGACGAAACTAAATCATATGTTTTTTGATCATATGTGTCATAATCTGGAGGATCCGCAGGCAACTCTTTGCCTGCCGCCAAAATTAATTCATTGGTTTTTCCAATAATGTCTAAAGTAGATAAACCTAACATATCCATCTTAACAAGCCCGTTGTCTTCGGCTTTCTCTTTATCATACTCTATCGCCAAAGCACCGTCTTTATCTTTTCTAAGTGGCACCAATCCAGTCAGTGGTCGTTTAGAAATAATAATACCGCCAGCATGTGTGGACCATGCGCGATATTTGCCGCAAATATCCTTATACTTTATGAACTCCGGATATTTTTTACAATACTCTCCAAAAAGCGGGACTTTAACCAAAGCATCATCAATACTATGAATATCGGCAGGAATGCAATCTGCCACATCATTTCCAACTTTGACGGCAGCGTCGCGAGAACCGCCAAGCTCACATGCCCTTGCAATATCTCTAACAAAAACTTTTGGTGTTATTGTATTAACATTAGAAACATGTGCCACATGATCCTCTCCATATTTGGTTTTAAGGTACTCCTTTACTTTGTCGCGTCCTGACGGCGCAAAGTCAGTATCGATGTCCGGAAAACTGGATTTCTCCTTATTGTGAAATCTGGCAAAAATTAAATTATATTTAATAGGATCGGCTTGATGTATGTTTAATAAATATGCAACTAAAGACCCACCAACAGATCCTCTTCCTGCTCCAACGGCAACGCCATTCTTCCTTGACCAATTTATATAGTCAGCAACAATGAGCATATAGCTGCAAAACCCATGATAC